GTTGTTAGACCCGCCAGACCGTGGTATCCGGTGTCTGGTCGATGATTGAACATCATGTGGGGATTGCACCCACCCCGCCGGTGACAGATGCCCGTATCAAGGGGTCGCGTGGTGGGGTGTTTGACAGGGCTAGAACAGCCATGTAAATTAACCATCACGCGAGAACAGCATCTCAAGCGTAAGGCCATTCCCCCCGGCCCGTCAAGCCCCCGCCAAGTGCGGGGGTTTGTCGTTTCTGGGGGCTTCTGCGTCTTTTGCGTCTTTTACCTAGTCCCCCCGTATACGCGCGCGCACGCGCTAACGGTGCTTTCAGGAAAAAGCCGCAGAAGCCGCAAATGGGAAAAAACACCGTGGGATTTTTTCCCACAGAACGCCGTGGGCGCGATTACAGCGGCTCGTGATGCAGGGCAGGGGTAGGTAGCGGGGTGGCCGTAGAATCGGCTGCAATCTGCGGGGGCAAGGCTTCCAGAGCCTTCCATTGCCAGACCCGCATAGCAGGCAGTTTGCCTGCCTTGACCCACCTGCTAACAGCCGGACGGCTAACCCCGAGTTTACGGGCGAGGGCGGCTTTGGAGCCTGCAACGGCAAGGGCGGCTTGGATGTCCATACCGGGGAGGTTAACGAGGGTGAAAAATAATTCAAGGGGGGTGTTGACAGGGGGTAAACTTGTGTTAACCTATACGTGTCGAATCAATCCACAGACAGGAGTAACGACATGACCGCGACCATCACGATTTCTCTCCCCGCCACGCAGAACGCCAAGTTCGGGTTCTACGGAACCATCCGCACCAACAAGCGTCGGGCGTGGGCCGCTGCCATCAGCGAGTTCTACAACGCCACGCGCTGCAATCCCGAGGCCATCGTGGTGTGGCTCGACAGCCGCCACGGTCGGCATTTCGCTGACAAGGTTAACGAGCGTATGTCGGACTTGCGTCACAGCCGCGTTTCACCGCTCAACAACACCGTCGAAAACGCCGTGCGGCATTGTGTCAAGGCCGAAATTCGTCAGTACGGCAAAGCAGACTTCGTAAAGACTGCGACCGCATGGTATGCGGAAACCTTGACGAGCGTAGACAGCGAAGCCGTTTGACCATTCCACAGACAGGAGCAACAGATATGTCCACCTACATTCTTGAATACAACTTCGCTGACGGCTTGACCTGCATGGTCGAGGCCGGTGTATCGGAAGGCGAATGCCACGACCAGCGCATCGTCTCTATCGCCCTCAATGATGGCACATGGCACAACCTGCCGTCCCCCGTTGAAGTGTGGGATGACAAACTTGCTGACGAGTTTGAAAAACACGCCGACGAGGTGAGCCGCGAGTGGGCCGCAGAAGACCGACTCGACCGCCAACGGTCGTGGGAGGAAAGCCTGTGAACATCTGGGAAGAACTTGCTGGCCTTGAGTGCCGCATCACCGACAAGACCCTCCGTGCCGCATGGGCGCGGATGGTTCAGACCCGCAGCCCTGCCGACTGTGCGCTGGTGCAGGAAATTGCAGACGACACGGTTGACGCATATATGTTTTGGCGGCTGGCGCTTTGCGCCGAGGAATACGCCACGGTCGAGCAATCGCTGGCGCATTTACTAATAAAGGTGACCGAATGAAAACCATTGGCCTGTACCTGTTCTCGTTCGTCATGTTTTTTGCTCTCGCGTGGCTTGCTGTGAGGACTTTCTGATGGACGACTGGCAACAGCAACGCGAGTGTGAGGAACGCCGGTACTACACCGAGCCGGTCATCCTTACTTGGACGCAGGCAGACATCGACCGCCACAACGAACTTCGGCGCGAACTCAAACAGATGATTGAGGAGAGCAAGAAATGTCGGAACTTCTGAAAATTAACGTCAACGGCCACACCGAGCGTAAGGGCAACCTCACCTACCTGTCATGGGCATGGGCGTGGGCCGAGGTGCTGAAGATTGACCCCGGCGCGCGTTGGACGGCGCACGAGTGGGACAACAGCCCGGTCATGTGCCTGCGTAACGGCACGGCGATGGTCAAGGTCAGCGTCGAAATCAAGGGCGACATCAAGACCTGCATCCTGCCCGTCATGGATAACAGAAACAGAGCCATCGTCGACCCCGACGCGTTCGCCGTGAACACCGCCATCATGCGGTGCTTGGCAAAGGCGATTGCGATGCACGGCCTCGGCCTTTACATCTACGCGGGTGAGGACTTGCCCGAGTCGGAAAAGGCCGAACCCAACCCCGAGGTGCTGGCGCAGATTGCGTCGGCGGCTGACGCTGCTGCGCTCGTCGCCCTCTTCAAATCACTTGACCCCGCCATCCGCGCAGCGCACATGGATGCGTTTAGCGCACGCAAGAAGGAACTAGCCTAATGGAACAGCGTACAGACGATTGGTTTGCGGCAAGGCTTGGCAAGGTCACAGCCTCGCGTGTGGCTGATGTCATCGCCAAGACCAAGACCGGCTATGGCGCAGGTCGCGCTAACTACATGGCTGACCTTGTGGTCGAGCGCCTGACGGGTCAGAAGGCATCCTCGTTCACCAACGCCGCGATGGAATGGGGGACGGAGCAGGAGCCGAACGCCAAAGCCGCCTACGCCGCCAAGACCGGGATACTGGTCGAGGATGTCGGCTTCATCGACCACCCGACCGTTGCGATGTCTGGTGCCAGCCCTGATGGGTTGGCCGAGGATGGGCTGGTGGAAATCAAATGCCCGAACACCGCGACCCATCTGGAATACATCTTCGACGGCAAACCGCCGCAGAAGTATGTGACGCAGATGCAATGGCAGATGGCGTGTGCCGGTAAGCCGTGGTGCGATTTCGTATCCTACGACGTGCGCCTGCCCGAGCGCCTGCAACTGCTGGTCGTGCGCGTCCCGCGTGATGACGATTACATCAAGATGCTTGAGCAGGAGGTGACCGCCTTCCTGCGCGAGTTGGACGACAAACTCAACAAACTGGAAAAGGTGACCCTGTGAACAAGCAGTACGACAACAATAACCGTGGCGTTCTGTTCAAGAACGACCAGAAGGGCAACGAAAAAGCGCCTAACTACCGTGGTTCTGCCGTCATCGACAACATCGACCTCAACATCAGCGCGTGGATTAAGCGCAGCCAAAAGACGGGCGATGCCTTCATGTCGCTGAAGTTCGAGCCGAAGCAGGCCGCGCGCCCCAAGACGATGGCCGAGAAGAACCCCGAGAAGTTCAACGACGACGAGGATTTGCCGTTTTGAAACTCAAAATCTTCATCGGCTATGACAGCCGCGAGGACATCGCCTACGAGGTCTGTCGTGCGTCGATTCTGGCGCACACGGACGCCGAGGTGGTGGCGCTCCGACTGGATGACCTGCGGGAGATGGGGCTGTATTGGCGCGACCCCGACCCGTTCTCATCTACGGAGTTTTCGTTCTCGCGGTTCCTCGTCCCCGCCCTGATGAACTTCAAGGGTCGGGCGTTGTTCATGGACTGCGACTTCCTTGTTCGCAAAGACCTGAAGCCGCTCCTCGAATACAACAACCCTGATGTCGCCGTGTGGGTCGTCAAGCACGACTACAAGCCGACCTCCCTCACCAAGATGGACGGGCAGGCGCAGCGTCAGTACCCGCGCAAGAACTGGTCGTCGTTCATGTATTTCAACTGCGACCACCCGATGACGCACGGGCTGACGCCTGAAATCATCAACGGCGAAACCGGGATGTACCTGCACCGCTTTATGTGGGCAGGCGACAAGCACATTGGCGAACTTCCGACGACCTACAACTATCTGGAGGGCTGGCACACCCGAGCGCAAGTTCCTGACCCGACCTGCGTACACTTCACCGAGGGTGGCCCGTGGTTTGACGAGTATCAGAATGTCGAATACGCCCACGAATGGAAACAATGGGCCGCGCGCGTGAGGGCATCCGAGCGATGAAACGCATCTTCCCGCGAGGCACTAGACCGGACGCTATGGCATCTGTCGTGGCGCGGATGGTGTCCAACCTTGACCCGCTTAAAACATGGGCGGTCGAGGTTACGGAATGGAAGAAGCCGCGCACCAACCAACAAAACAAGTTCCTGTGGGGCGTGGTGTACCCGTCCATCCTTGAGGGCGGTGGCGAAGCGTTGCGAGGATGGACACGCGATGACCTGCACGATTACTTTCTGGGCGAGTGTTTTGGATGGGAGACGCTGGAAGGGTTTGGCAGGAAGCGCCTGCGACCGCTCAAGCGTTCCTCTGCGCTCGACAAACAAGAGTTCAGCGATTACTTGCTGTTCCTTGAAACCAAGTGCCTTGATATGGGCATCGTTATACCGGAGCCGTCGTATGAATAGGACAGACGAAATGCGCTTTCAGGTGACGGAGTTCCACAAGAAACACCCCGAGGTGTGGGATATGTTTGTCCAGTTTACATTTGAAATGATTAAGCGCGGATATAAAAATTATTCCGTCAACGCAATTTTTGAACGCATCCGATGGGAAAAAGATAGCGTTGGCGGCGACGGCATTACTTCGTTTAAATTGAACAACAACTATCGGGCTTTTTATTCGCGTCGATTTATGCGGGCTTATCCCGAACATGACGGGTTTTTCCGTACACGGCAACAAACATCTGAACAAGAGATGCCGACCTACAAACCTGAATTGACCCCGAGCCACTACGCATGAACCTGCGTAAAGAAGCCCGAGGGCGAGGCTGCATGGTGCGTATCCCCGAGGTCTGCAACCACAACTCCGAGACAACCGTGCTGGCGCACTACCGGCTTGCCGGGGTATCCGGCATAGGCATGAAGTCACCCGACATCCTTGGCGCATGGGCCTGTAGCGCGTGCCACGATGCTATCGACCGTAGGGCGCATACCGACCTTGACCGGGACTATGTGCGCCTGTTGCACCTCGAAGGCATAACGCGAACCCTCGCACAACTCAACCGAGAGGGACTACTGTGACCTTTATGGTAGACACGCCGTACACCCCGGCGTACATCCGCAACGAATTCCTATATGACCACCAGACGGGCAGCGGGGAGTTTACCCCCTGCACTATCTTCGGGTTTCGCGCCGAACCTGCACGGGTACCCATGTTTAGCGTTATGGCGGCCTGTGGGGCGCAATGGGCGAGGGTGCCTATCCATGCCCTTGTGTCGAAGCCATGCCCT